GATTGCAGCTCACGTTTATGGTAACTTCATCCTTAGACGTACAGCTTCTGCTGGTGTTGCTTCTCTCTAATTGAAGTATAAGTTTGGCGGAGTTCTTATAAACCGCTTTATCTCCTATATTAGGCTACTCGAAAGGGTAGCCTTTTTTATTTTATAACAAATAGAATAAAGGAAATATGTAAATATGAGCAACTGGTCCATAGATAGAAGTAAAACAAAACTTCAGTCAATTATAGACAGCAACATTCAACGTTATAGCTACAACTTGGCTCGATATATGAATGACGTTACTGTTGATTTGAATTACTTGACTGAATATGATGACTCAATTTGGAATTATCGTTTTTATAATATACAAGATTCTGACTTGGCACAAAGTCCAAAAATCAATGTTGTAAAATCTGTTATTGATGCATTGGTTTCTAAATTAGCAAATCAAAAGGTCCGCCCTTACTTCAATCCTGTAAATGGTTTATTCTCAACTCGTAAAATTGTAAAACAAGCACAACAGTATTTTGACATTATTTATGATAAAGAGCATGTTCAGGATAAAATCAGTAAAGGTTATCGTAATGCTTGTATTTTTGGAATTGGATATATTTTCTTCAATCCATTTATAAAAGATATTGAAGTACCGGGAACATGGCAAGTAGCTGTTTGTAATACAGAAAAAGGCTACGGTGAACCTACTAAACTTTTAGTTGAGTATAAAAATATGCCGGTTACTCAATTAGATAGATATGGAATAAAAGGAAAATATACATCTGAATATGTAAACTTCAAACTTTTCTTTGATGTTATTGAACATAAAATGTTGGCTTATGTAAACGACGCTAAAGCATTGGATAAGCCATACAAAGCAGATGTTATTCCTGCTATTGCAATTTATCATACAAGACCTGTATTTGGTACAAAAACCGTTTCTGTTGTAGATGAACTTGATGGTATTCAGACAAACATTGACCTTATCAATCAAAAGATTTCTACAGCGGCTCAGTTGACTCCAGGAAATGTTACTTATGTTCAGGCTGGTTCTTCATTGACAAAAGAAGACATATCTAACAGAACAGGTATGGCTTATACAGTAAAGATGGGACCTGGAATGAATCAACTTCCAGTAGTAAATGTTACTCCTGCACCTTTTGACCCATCTTGGCAGAACTTACTTGATAGTTATGTAAAGCAGGCTTATGAAATTATTGGTATTTCACAGCTTTCTGCTCAATCACAGAAACCTTCAGGATTGGATTCCGGAGCTGCTTTATCTACAATGGAAGATATAGAATCAGATAGATTCCAAACTCAGGTTGACAATTATGTACATGCATTCGTTGATTTAGCTAATCTTATTATGGAAATCAATGAAGGTGACATTCTTCCAAAATCAGTTGATACAGCAGATTACTCTTGGGAAGATATTCGTAAACAGAAAGACTTATTCAAAATTCAGTTCTCTGCTGCTTCTGCTCTTTCAAAAGACCCTGCTACTAAAATACAGCAAATTATGCAATTGACTCAGATTGGTCTTATCACTACAGACAAAGTTGCTTTGTATCTTGATAGCCCAGACCTTGAGGAAGCATATAGAGGTGCTTCAGCAGTACAGGATGCAATTGACGCTACTATTAGTAATGCAATTGAAAATGATGATTATGATATTCCTGATTATGTAGGGTACCAGCAGTTGTTGACTCAGATTATCATTGAAGAAAATAAACTTTATTCAAGTAAAGATTTAGATGCTGTAATGAAACTTGAAAAGCTCAAATCTAGATTGCTTGAAATAATGAACGAAGAAGGTTTTGCTGACCTAAGTAATGAACAGCCACAGGAAATTGCTCCTGCTACTGAGGAAGGTTTATCTGCAGGTGCTACTCAGGATTTGACAGGTGCTGCTGCTCAAGCAAATGCTTATCAGTTCCCTGCACAAGATACTAATGACCAAATGGCTAGTCCAGTTGAAGCAGCAAATCCATTAGAAGGAGATAACAATGTTCAAGGCATGGAAGAAGTTTCGGGAAATATGTAAAAAAGAAGCAGAAATTACAAAAGCACAGAGAAGATTAGCAAGAGTTGATATGGACTATATGTACCTTCAACAAATTGCTGATACTGTTTCAAGCGGTTTTGAAGTAAAGATTACTGTCAAAATGAAAGATGGTAATGAAGTAATTTTTGAGAAAACAAAGTCTCAAGACAATATGGCTTTCAAAACATTTGCCGAAAGATATGCTGATTACAAAAACGGCAGGGAAAACAAATAGAATAAAATAAGCAGCAATGCTGCTAAAAAATAAATGGAGTATAAAGGATTATGAATAAAGAATTTTTGGAAAAACTTAGAAGTACATTGAGTGACTTTGATAAACGTTTGAGAATGTTGGAACACACTTGTAACGACGTAATCATCGGTTCACTTGAATCTGCTGCAAATGAGTATGCAGATAATGAAGCATATGATAAGTTCAAAGGTGCTTATGGTGCTGAAATTGAACCAATGGTTGGACCTTACAAAGCATTGTTTGGTGAAGACTATGACCTTGAGAGAAGTCTTTATGATGATTTGAAAGGAACTGAAGGCTATGGTACAGAAGGCTTTGATGAAGCTGGAGTTATGAAATCTCGTATTGAAGATTTGAAATCACGTCTTGATGCTGTAAGAGCTGAAGAGAAAGAAATCAAAGATGAAATCAAAGCTGAAGAGGATAAGGAACCAGCAGAAGTTGAAGAGAATACAATCTCTGATGATACTTTGGCTGAAGACCTCAAAAAGGCAATGGAAGAGGGCGGAAACGTCTAATCTTTTATAATACTACCTCTAGAGAATAGCTCTCCTATAGCAATTTACAAATAGATTGTAACATAGGAGAGCTTTTTTATTTTATGGCAAGACCAAAGAAAACAATTACAGTTGACAAAGAACATAATCAGGTTTATATAAACGGCAACCTTTTACGCAATCCTGCCGAATATGATATGGTAGAGGACTACTATACAAATGTGCAGGAATACTTTGCCAACGGACAGACAAAAGGAAATTCTCATTTAGCAAATGTAATGCAAAAGTTTTTCAAGAATGCTGAGAAAAACATGGATAAGTCTGCCTGGCAGAATTTGTCAACAATGAAACTTTATCAAAACCTTTATAAGGATACTCAGGAATACCTTGAAAGCAAAAAAGAACAAGACACCGACTTTTCAAAATATCTTTTACGTGATAAATTATTTCCGTATCAAAGAGATGTATTTGATGATACAAATAAAAAGAAAACAATGCTATGGGGTAGACGTGCAGGTAAAACTCATACTGCAGTTAGATTAGCATTGAAAGCAGGTTTAGAGAAAGATACAAAGAAACGTGAAATAATTATTATGGGACTTACTGTTGAAAAGACAGCAGGTTTGTATTGGGACCAGCTAAAAGAAGCAGTAAAAGATGCTCATATTGCTACCCAAAAAATTGATAACGGCTCTTATACTATAACTTTGGCTAACGGAAATTATATTCAGCTTTGGGGTAATAACAGTAAAGCAGAAAGAGAAAAGCTTAGAGGTAGAGACACCTATATGTTTATTATTGATGAAATGCAGTCTCAGCAAGGCCTTTATTATTTACTTACTGACATTATTGGTCCAATCATCAAAGGACGTGGCGGTGAATTAGTTTGTTTAGGAACAGCTCCTATTTATGCAGGTACAATGTGGGAGAAAATTCTTTCTGACCCAGCCTATTCTCATTCACATGCAACAATGGAAGATAACCCAACTATTCCAGATTATCATCATGCTCTTGAACAAGTTTTGATTGACAACCATTGGTCTAAAGATAACATTACATTTAGACGTGAGTATCTTGGTGAAGTTGCTTATGATACTGAAAGAATGATTTTACCTACAAGACAATACTACAGTTCTGTAGATATAAAACCTAATAAAATATACATTGGTGTTGACTATGGTTGGGCAGACTACTCTTCATTTGCTCCTATTCTTATTGATGAAGCAACTGGACAGATGAGACTTTATAAAGAATGGAAACAAAATAAAACTGCTTCTTCTGACATTGTAAAGCAAATGAAGGAATTGGTTGACAAGTTACATGATGAATTCAATGTTCTTATGGAAGACATCAAGGTTGTAGCAGATAGTTCTCACCAGCAGATTTCTCAGGATATTTACAATCAAGGTGTATTGAATATACAGAATGCTTATAAACTTGATGAAAATTATCAATGGGCTAGATTAGCAGAAGAGTTAGCTGTAGGTAATCTAAAAATAAAGAAAGATGATTTCTTTGATATGGAATGTGACCAGTTAGTTTGGCAATGGAATCAGGAAAAGGGCTGTATCATTTATAAAGTTGATGATGATGTGTTCCACCCAGACATTGCCGACTCAGTCAAGTATGCTGTAAATACTTATCTTACAGATAGAAATGCAGAATCAAAAGTATAAGATTTGAAGTTTTATACTATTGTATTTATTATAATTTATTTATTATGTTATTATTTCTTTTATAAACAAATAGATTGATTATGAAACAGGAAGAATTCAGAAAGCTATTCAAAAATCTTTATACAGCTAATCCTGATAAATGGAATAGAGTACTGCAGGCAAAGAAGAATTATTCTGGCTCTAAGCAATCTGAAAATGTATATGGCAAACAGAATAGACAAGTAATCTCATCTGAAGCTTTTGGTAAATTATTGAGAATAAATCAGAAGCAGTTTGAGGATTTCGGTAAAAAGCAAAATGCTACAGTAAATAGGCCAAAGTCTATTCGTATCAATAATGAAACTTTAGCTCAAAACAGAAGAACAAATCAGAGAAATAAAAATGCTGAAGCAACATTTGTAGATTCATCTGCAGTTGCTAGTTTCAATATGAAAGATAACCATGATGGAACTAAGGATGTTTCAATTACATTCCAGGGCGGTGATGGAAAAGACTATTTATATCCAGATGTACCTAATAATGTTGCAAATGGTTTATATGCTGCGCCTTCAAAAGGTAGTTATGTAGCAGATGTAATTTCAAATTATTCTGACTATTCGAATCCTAAAGTCCAGGCTAAGATAAGAGGAAACTAAAAATGAGCAATATGACAATACCTTTGAATTCATTTGTAAATACAGCGGATGACTTCATTATAAAATCAATCGACACACAAGAAAAAGACGTTCTCAATAAAAAGAACTCATTGCAGTTCAAATCTGTTTTGAGCCCAATGTATACAAAGTCAGAAGCAAAAGTATTTACTACTTCTGGTCATACAATTACAAAAACAGACAACAGTACATTGACAGATGAAAACGGAAGAACTTATGCTATTGATAATTCTTTTGTTATTGATTCCGTAGCAGATATTTCAAACTTATGGTCTGGTGACCTTACTTCTGCTTTGTGCAAGGATAACAAGATTTATTCTATATGGCAGGGTGAAAGAGATTATACTGTAGTTGTTTCTGATTTTGATAATAATGTTTTAGCCTCAAAAACATATCAGGTAGAGCAGACTGACATTCTTTATTTCAATGTAAAAATTGCAAACTATACAAGAGCAGCAAGTAAAGCTGATGATAACATTTACATGGTTTTGCAGGCTGTTTATACAGACCCAAAAACAACTATAACAGAGTACACAGTAGATGATACTGCTGATATTACTGAAACAAGAACAACAGATTATGCTTATCTTACAGGTAAGGATTTATACGTATTAGTTTATAGAAAAAGCTCAACCAACTACGTGGCAATCGGTACAGACGATACTGACTTACGTAAAAGATTTACATTTGAAAACGGAGCAGTAAAATATAAATACTGGGGATGTTTAGGTGCAAATGGCCTTTTGACTGGTGAACCTGTTTTGACAACTGTTTCCTCAAGAGCAAATAACACTTCATTATCTTCTATTACAATTACACAAGATGATTTTTCTTACCTTAGTAATGGTATTGCTTATGGACAGCAGATTAGTGCAGGTACAGATGCTCAGGACATTTCATCTAACAATTCATTGAACAGTAATGCAATTTCTGCAAATGGAGCAACTGCTTGGGGTGGATATACAAGAACAAGAACTGGAACAAAAGCTTACGTTGCTGGTTTTGATTTAGAGAATAACGTTCCTCTTATTTTATCACCCAACTACAAAAATGTAAGGGGATACGATGGCAGTGCTAAAAGTGGTTTTACTGCTTTATCTTCTGCTGTATTTACTACACCAACTGTAGCAGGAACTAATGTAATAATCGAACAGATTGATTTTTCAGACTCTTGGGGTAATCTTACTTGGAGTAATGGTACTGTTTCCATTACTAATGGTTGTAACCCATTCCCTTATAAATATGCAATAATGAACCGAGCTGAATCAAAAGGTAGATATTGGGATTATGGACCTGGATGGGCAAGATGCTATTTTAGACAGGGTATAATCAAACAGCAATATAATGGCACTTCATATTACAGAGGATTTGCGGAAGAATATCCAACTGCAATAATTTCTTTTGGTTTATCTTCTGTAAGTGGTTCAAACAGTGTTCGTGTTGAATACTTGGACCCAATTACATTAGTTGCTTCTACTTCCACAAATGATAGAGCAACTGTTTCTGGTTGGACAAATGATACTCAACAGACCGGAAGGTATTATAAATATCACTTGATAAATGATAAAAATTCTCACATCTGGGTAAACTTTGTTGGTGCATCAAACTTAGGTGACCAAGCAATACTTTCAAACATTCCATTCAATGTTGATATAGTCCCAGAACTCAATTTGAAAGACCAATACTTTGGACTTCAGTATATGTCAACATCTATGAACGGAACATTATTGACATCAGCTTCTGTTTCAAAACATGCTGACTCAATGTTGTTTATTCAAGATGAAAATACAGCTGCATTATTCAGTAACGGTCTTGTTCTAAAAGGTGTAAGAAACGGTAATGTTCAGCTAACAAAAGTTGCAGACTACATTTATAAAACAAATACTCTTACGGGCAACAACTTGTTTATTGACTCTGCTGAATCTTTCTATGGACAGAGAGGATTTATTGGTTACAATGGTGAAGAAGTAATTACACTTGATGCCATTACAGGTAAAACAAGCCCATTAGATGATACAGATACAGAAGGTAACGACAACTACTTTACAGCTTCGGGTTATAATGAAAATATGACTGATATGAAGAAAAGAGCAGTTTCTTATTTGCTCCCTGCAATTCAGCTGTCCCTTACAGTTCAGTCAACTCAAACAGAAGACTTGACATATCAGTTGGCTTCAAATAAAAAGGAAATAACAAAGCCTTTGCTTTACAATCAGTTTACTTACAAAGATGATGCAGTAGCTCATTATTATACCCACTCACTTGATACGACAGATATAAAATACCAGACAAGTAAAAAGATGGAAAGTAATGCAAGTGGTGAAACTGCTTATTATGGTGTTGCTACCTATGATATTGATAAAGAAGACTTTACTTGGTATATAACTTCTACAGTTTATTTTTATCCAATGGGATTAGCTTCCATTATAACAGGTATAAACTACCTTGCTTCTAATATTGATATGACTGATGACTATACAGTTCGATTATACAGAACAAAGAACAGTACATTCCCAGTTTATAATCCAACAACAGAAGTTTACAAAGGTTCTACAATCTTTACAATTTATGGTTACAACTACTCATTTGACGGACA